TGATCAAAGTGTTGAAGACGCTAAAAAAGGTCTTTACGATATCGCTAGTTAAAAAAAACTAGCTTTTTATTTTTTTTCAATTATTCTCTAGGCTACCCATGTCCCGAAAAAAACCTAAAAACTATTGGACTAAAACCAAATTAAAACAATGGGAAAAATCATTTGTTAAATGGGGCCAGTTTTATGAGCTGCACAAATTAATGATTGTTCATGATTATGAGCCATACAAAAATGATAAAGTGAATGCTGCAATAAAATTAATTACTTCACTATTACAAATAGAAAAATTTTCTAATCCTAAACAATATAAATTAATCAGAGCAGGTGTTAGAATAAAGCTTGACCAGGACACGGTTGATGAAGTTAGAAGAGAAAAATTAAATTAATGGCAAAATCAATTGTTATAAATAATTATAAAAAATTTTGGGTTAGTGATACAGCTCAAGGTCACTTAATTAAAATTTGTCATGGCAACAATGATCAAGTTTTAGAATTAGACTTACGTTGGGATAAAAGAAAAAGAGATGAACAAAATAGAGTGATCAATGACGTTCGTGTGGAAACATCCAAGTAAATATAAAAATACTACAGAAGACCAGAAGAACGATAAAACTCAGGAGTCGGAGAACAATCAGGACAAGGACTCTTCGAACGAATCTCAAGATCCTCAACCTCAAGAATAACTCTTGTGTTGTTGCAGGTCTTGCAGTCCTTATTCTTTAGCTTCTCCCCAGGATCTTCCGAGGGCAATATCAACTTTGAAAGGTACTTTGAGATGTTCGATTGCATTTTCCATTAACTCCTTAACACCTTTAATATCATTTTCACTGTCTATTGAAAAGCATAATTCATCATGAATTTGCAACAATGGTTTATAACCTGCTTTATAACAATTAATCATAGCTTGTTTAGTTTGATCAGCAGCAGATCCCTGAATTAATCTGTTTAAAGCCTTATAAGTAAAGGCTCTACGTATATTATTACCATAATGGGCTTTAGCAGCCTCGTAATCCATCGCTTTGTTCATTCCAAAGGTAGCAGGCTCCCACATGTCAAATCGGCATTTACGACCCCTTATTGTTCGAATAAAGCCATATTTAGATGCGCTGTTAGATACCTCAGTAGCTAATCTCTTAACAAAAGGTACTCTACTATTGTAAGTTTGCAACAATCTTTCAGCATTATCTTTGTCAATCCCTAATTCTCTAGCTAATTTTGACTTACCCATGCCATAAAATAGCCCTAAATTGATAGTTTTGGCATGAGTTCGCGATATTCCTGCCATATCTGCCACAATTTGATGAAAATCAGCAGCCTCATTTTGATAAGCTTCTATAAACTCCGCAGCACTTTCTAATGCATAATTATCATTAAGCGCTGCAGAGTAGTGTGCAACAAGCCTAGGCTCCTGTTGTGAGTAGTCAAAACTACCCCATTGTCTTCCCTCTTCAGGTAAAAACAAACTTCTAATTTTATCACCCATCTCTTTATTCCTTGCAGGAATTTGCTGGAGGTTAGGATTTGAATATGATAAACGTCCAGATACAGTTCCACCTTGGTCAGATCGTAACTGATTAATCTCAGAATGAATTCTACCTTTGTGGGTATATCTTAAAATGGAGTCTATAAATGTTGAATGGAATTTATTTATTTCTCTTGCTTGTCTTATTAGTTGCGCTATCGGGTTATCACAATTTACTAGCCAATTTTGGGTAAAGCTTGGTTCTTCGGTTTTCGTTGTCCGTGGGTAGTCTACCCCAATTCTATCAAACACTTGTGCTACCGATCGAGCAGCCCAAATGTCTACATCGATTGTAGTCTCTTGTTTAATTTTATGTAAAACATTTTTTTCTTTAGTTTTAAATTCTTTCTTTAATAGATGAGCTTTCTCCTCATCTACTCTAATTCCTCTTCTTCGTGTATCAATTAAGATAGGAAGAAGTTCCATTTCCATTTCCCAAACATCATGCAAACTTTGTTTAGTTATTTCTGTTTTAAATCGTTGCCAAAGTTTTAAAGTTAATGCTGCATCTTGTTCAGCATAAAAACCAACATAACCTGCAGGCAGCTTCCATAAATCTGCTTTAGCATCTATACCCCATTCTTTTGCTTTTTCATTTAAAAAAGTTTCATTTTTAATTTCACCTAAATAATCTTTAGCACAGGCATTTAAACTAAAACTAAATCTGTTCTCATTGATTAGAGCTGCAGCAATCATGGTATCTACAATTTTACCTCTAATCTCAAAACCATTTACAAGTAACCAACCGACATCATAACTTGCATTATGAAATATTTTAGTAGCTGGAGTTTTTAATATATCTTGCATCCAAGCAGTGGTCATTGATAAATCCATATTACCTCCCGCATCATGAGAGATAGGGAAATACCATTGTTGATCATACGCTGCTACTGCAAACCCAACGATGTGACCATCAAATGTAGCCCAACCCGAACCTTTTGTTTTAATGTTTGGATCTTTAGTTTCTAAGTCAATTGCTATTTCTTTTGCTTGAGATAAATCAGGGTATTCAGAAGGGCATACCCAGTCTGAGTCATTGTAAATAAAATTAAGTTGATGAGTCATCTATTTTTTTTATTTTGATGTAACACTCGGCACAGTAGTATTTTTTATCTTCGATTACAATAGCTTTTTTAGTTTTACAAAACTCACAGTCAACTTTACTTTTTTCTTTTTCCATCTTTTAACTTCAAGATTTCTAAGTCGCAATAATGTTTAATTTTCTCTAAATCTTCTATTCCATTTTTACCTAAATATCTACAAACATATTTAATAACGTTTCCTTGGAAGAACGATAAATTATTTTTTGAAATAAATTCATAAGGTTGAATGGTAAAGTCCTTGTAATGATTCCCGCCTATCTGTTTATTTTGTGGAAATGCTTCATCGAACATATCTTTATTTGACATAGTTAGCCTCGTATAGTTTATAATATTTTCCAAGTGGAAAATTGTATTGATGATTGGTACCTAATAAATGCAGCGTGCCTTTGGATCTAGTGGCACCTGTATACCAAACCCTAAGTTCTTTTACTTTATCCTGCAAATTCTTTTTGTCATAATGAGATGGAAAGTTACATTTGCTCGCCAGGACAACATTATCTGCTTCTCCACCTTTAACTTGATGTATCGTATCAATAATTATTTTTGGTGGTTGTGATAAGTCTACACCTTCTTTCATAAGTTTTTTAAAATATTGTTTATCTTTTTCTTTAAATTTTCTTTTAAAAACATCTTCCCATTCACCTCGTTCATCTCTCATACCACATCTGAGGTGTAATTCATCAAAATTAAATACTTGATTGGGGTGAGCAAAGCTCCATTTTTTACTTTCCGCTGACCGGTAGCCGTGGTCTATGTTTAATAAATACTCATACATGACTGTAGCTTCGTCTCTAGTAATACTTCCACCTTCACATATTTTATTCCAATGTTGGATAGCTGCAAATTGATTCGGATCAAAGGACTTATTTCCCTTAACATCTTGATAATACAAAGATAAATTGCGTGCCTCTTGCTGCAGCTCTTTCTTAACATCATTGATTCTAGCCAACACCATCCAGGATCCATCCATATCCCAAGGAACTTTCTTCAAGCCATTCCATCTATAAATAGCTCCTTCTTTACCATTAGAATAAAATTCTTTTTCTACTCGATTATCACCCATAGAATTTAAAATACATTTAGAAAAGAAATGTACATTCTTGTTTAATCTTACAGATTTTTTTAATATTAATTTTCGTCCAGGAAACGTTTGAAACTGTTCTACTTCTGCACCATTCCATTCATAGATAGCTTGGTCATCATCCCCTGCAATATAAACTCTCTCAACAGCTTTTGCTAACTTTACAACTAAGTCCCACTGCAACGGTGTTAAGTCTTGAGCTTCATCAACCATCAATACTTTAAATGGTATAGACACACCATCATCAATAAACTTTTGTACCATGTCGGTAAAATCTAATCTGTCCGGTGTCCGTTTTCCGTTCTCCAGTTCCATTGTTTTAAATTCTTCGTAGCCTGCAATAATGGATTTGAATTGCTGCAACCTCACCGCTTTTCTCGGCTGCTGTTTATATAACCAAACAGGATCAACCTTCATATTTCTAGCTCGGTCATATATTTGTAAGGACCAATTGTTATAAACTTTTTGTTCATCATGGCCTTCTTTAAAATTAACTTTGATCGTTCCATACTGTGTGTGAAACATCAGCATATCGACTTTAGGATCTAAAACGGGAATCTCAGCAAACTGTTGTCGTGCCAAAGAATGTAAGGTTCTAAAATATTTAAAGTCGTCTTCATCATATTCTTTAAATCTTTTTCTGACTCTAGCCACACACTCATCAACTGCTTTATTGGTAAATGATATGTAACAAATCTCATCGGGAGAATATCCTTGTTTGAGATAACGCTGCACACGTTTAAGTAAATTTTCTGTTTTTCCTGTGCCTGGGGGTCCAAAGATCTTAATTGTCTTCCCATGCAGCTTTTGCTT